TCGAAGGAGAGTAAGTATATCTATCTATCAAATAAGTATAAAAAGAATCATTTTCTCCATACGTTACCCAGTCCTGCCGATTACTCTCTACTACTATAGGAGTTTCATAAGAGGATAGTTCTACTGAACGTATATTATTTATTTTATTCTCCATAAGTTAGGAAGTCGTTATTACTATTATTTGATTTGTATTTATTCGCTCCATCTAAGATATTAGGAGAGAATTCCTGCAGGTTCGTTTGACTAGTTACAAAGATTCGATCTCTGAAAGATTCTACTCCTTCATAACCATAAATTACTAAATTATAGTATCTATTCTCTAAAAGAAGTTCCTCAGTATAAAATTCTACGATATAATACCATTCAGCGAATAGAGTATTATCTATAGTAAAAGTTTGAATAGTCTTATTTGAATCATCCTGAAGAGTTAAATAAGTCATGTATTCAGCTCTAGGAATAACTCTTAAAGTCTTTAGGCCAATATCAGGAGTTAATATAATCATATCTATTTAACTACCTTATAAAGGTTTGTTCCAAAAAAAAAGGAGTAGAACTATATCTACTCATTCTAAAACGCAAGGTAGGTTATTAATCAGTTACGATAGTAGCACCATCGAACAAAGCAGAAAGTCCAGTTTCATCATTACAATTTAGAAAATTTGCAGGTACATTTTCCATCGCTGTAAATGTCATATTATATCCGTTAAAATCTCCTAAAGCAGTTCCTGAAGAAATAGTTCCTGCAGTCATATCAGCTCCTCTCTCAAGTCCTACGATAAAGAACTGAAGAGATCGAGTACGCACTACAATATGACGTCTACCATAAGCTAAAATTTTAATAGTCTTATGAGTAATTACATCCTGCTTCTTAAGCTGAGCTACTACTACTTGTTCAAAGAAAGTAGTACCATTATCTCTAGAAGTTTGAATAGTTTGCTCAAAAGAGTTTGCACCTTTCAACTCATATTTGTAAAGTTCGTTAACTCCTAGAATTTCAGTAATTAAATCTTCCTGTCCAGGATTAGCTGAATAAGTTACATCATCAGGATAGTTAATACCATAATTAATAAAATAGATCGCATCTAATCCTGATACTGAATCTTTGCATGATTCTAAACGACCATTTGAAATATCGCAAGCCATAGCTATAAGTTTTTAAATTAAAAAAAAGGGAGTAGGAATAGAACCCACTCCCCTATATTTGTGGTCTATATTAGTCGATAAAGTAAACTACACAATCTTCCAAAATTCCGATTTGAGTACCTGCAGTATATCGCATTACAAAACGTACATTTTGAGATCCGTCAATCATAGCCATGTCGATAATTTTTACTTCCTGAGCATCTGAAAGCAATCCAGTACCAAAGTAAATGTTCTCAGTAGTAGTAGCGAACATTTCATTATTCTGCAATCCGTTTGCTACAAAAACAGGAACTCCATCGAAAGAAAGTCCTGCTCCCATTCCATACCATTGAGTACCTTGTGCGTTAGTACCTGCTCCACCTACTCCAGCTGCAGCGAATCCACCCAAAGCACGAACATAAGCTCTAGCAACATTTTGAGATACATAAAGTTTCAATCCTTCTTTAGCATACAAACGAGCAGGAATAGCATCTACTACTTTACCCATTTCAGCGATAACGTTAGAAGCAGTTACTACTGATCCACCTACTACTTGTGCAGAAGGAATTCCTGTACCTGCCTGAGCTACTGCTTCAGTAAAGATACCTGTAAATTCTCCGTTATTTGCGTTATCTCCATGCCATAGAGAAGTTTCAGTAGCTTCTGCTACTTGTCCAAGCATACGAGCTAAAAGAAAATCCTGAAAAGATTTAGGAAGTACATCATAAGCAGAATATCCCATTTCGATAGCATTCCAATCAGAGCGAAAATCTTTCTTACACAAAAGAACGTTTACATCTAGTTCCTTAGGTTCGATAACTCGCTCAGTCAAAGTAATAGCTCCTGAAGCAGTAAAATCGCATGAAGCATCTTTAACTAGATCAGCAGAATCAAAACGTTTGATAGTTTGACGAAATTTCACGTTAGGAATAACTGATACTCCTCCGTTTTCAATAGTGTTCGCAGAAAGCAAAGCAGAAGCAATATATTTACCTGCTGATTCGCCTGCGTAAGTTGTTGTAATGTCTAAAGTTGTAGCCATTTGTTATAAATTAAGTTAATTAATACATTTTACCTAAAACTCGGTCAATGGAGCTTTTATTTTTGTTACCTGAGTATCTAAATACTTCTACCTTTTCTTCATTCTCAGGATTATAAGTAATCGGTTCTACTGCAGGAGTAGATAGTTCTACTTTTTTAGATTCGATTTCTTTAGCTAGAGCTTCGTTCTCTTCTTTCAATTTAGAAAGTTCAGCTTTCAACGTTTCGAGTTCGCTAGAAAAATGATGCTCTTTAACTACTGATTCGATAGTTCGCTTAGGTTGACGTTCCATCTGAGCTTCTTCTGCAGGTTCTCCTCCAGTAGCTTCTTCAGGATTCTCAGGAGTTACTACTTCTTCTTCAGCAGTTACTTCTTTGATTTCTTCGATCATTCCCTCAGTAGCTACTACGAGAATCATTCCGTTCTCTAGTTCATACTCCCCTACAGGAACAGGAACATTTCCATCGGGAGTTACCACATATACTTCCATTCCTGCTTCAAAAGAATCAGCTTCTAGAATAGTTACTCCATCAGCTAACTTCATTTGAGCTAGTTCTACGATTACTGCTTTCCCTAGAATAATCTTTCCGATAGCAGATAGTTTTTCTTTAGTTGTCATTTGCTTATTTATTTATCCTATTAAATATCTATAAGTATTTTTCACATCTGATAAATCATTAAAAGCTTTATCAAATTTACCATCTACATCTACTCCTAAACTAGCAGCTGCTTTTTTATATTCAGAAATCAAATTAATCAGTTTAGAAGCATCTACATTATAAACATCTCTAAAAGCAAATAATTCTTTACTTAATCTAGTAGCTTCTGATTTTATTTGTTGAGTTGCTTGGAATATCTTAGTATATTCCTTTTCTAAATCCTGAATTAAAGCTAAATCTACTTTTACCTCTGCTAGTTCTACTTTACTTTCAATCTTAGAAAGTTTGTTTAATACATTTTTGTTCATAACTAGTTAACTTATTTGATTTTTATTGTTCCATTTTTAAATTTCTCCGAGTTCCTTTAACTTACTTTCTGCCCATCTTTTACCTGATAGTCCTCCCCAAAGTAAATAAGAGATATATCCGCATGATTCAGTATCTCCTTCGTTATAATATTCTTCTGCTCTGCTTAGATAAGAGTACATTCGTTTGATAGTTTCTAAAGAAATATTTTCTTTATTCGCTAGTTGCTGAGCTCTTACTTTGCCTACCTGAGTAGCACATTTATTATTTACCTTATCATTTAGCTCTATTCCTCTTTTAGCATTATTACTAACTGAATCAGGATAATCATTATAGGAATCTAGATTTATTTGAGCTAGTTTTTTAAGTATGTTATTCATCAGTTTCGAATTATATTTCTTACTATGATAATCTGATCTTTACTAACTTCTCTTCCTCCTTCTAAAGCTCCTATTCCCTGAGCAGAGAGTTCTCCAGTACAACATTTAGAAGAGTAGGTATTATCCTTACATAGACATCCTCTCTTTCCTCTTTTAGGGCTAGATTTAGACTGCATTAGAAAGCTCTTTGAATAGTGAATTTAGCATTCCATAAATTTCCTGAGTGAGAAGGAAAGATATAAGGAATGATTCCTGTACTAGCAGTAGCTCCATCTCCTACTACCTGAAAGGTTAAATAGAATTCATGAGCTACATTATTTCCTTTAGGAAATGAAATGATATTAGAAAGTCCATACCACGCTAAACCACTAGCTCCTAAAAATACTTGTGCGTGAGCATTATTAGCTGATACTCTAGCAGTAAAAGAAATGGATATAGTATAAATAGCTCCATCTCTTAAAATAAAAGCATTCGAAGGTTCATCATAAACTAATAGTTCTCCTGTTATATTTCTTGCATTATTTGTTATTCTATTTTCGCTTACTACTAAAGTTTGAGAGTTACCTACGTTTGTATGAGAAGTATCTTCTATCCTGCAATAACCATTTTCAAATGTAGGAATATCATAGCTATTAGCTAGTTCTATGAATTCTTCTCCATTTCCGTAATAAGCTCTACCACCAGCATAAATAATAGCTCCTTCTTCAGGTACTGCATTATAATCATTCTCACTATCAAATTTCTCTAGCTGATTATCGAATTGAGAGTTACGTCTATTTCTAGTTTCTATGTTTTGATTCATGCGTTCAAAATATTTAAGATTTCATTTAATAACTCTTCATCTGATTTATCAGTAGATAGTTTAGCTTCTGCAGGTTCGAAATATCCCTCTATAGAGAATCCTTTAATCTCTCCTGCTTTAACTTTATCCCATACTTCAGGATTATCTACTTTCATTGAGATCATCCAAGTACCTACAGGTAAATCGAATCCGTAGATAGCACTTTTATCTTTCTTATTATCTTCGATTATCCACGATTCCACTACGCTCATTCCTTCAATTTTCATTTGATGCTCATAAGTAGCATTGTTCTGATTTGATCTCTTAAGGAATAACTCTGACGCTTTACGGATAGTTTCTTTAGAAAAGTAGATATAGAATTCTCCGTTATCTTTATCTCTTCGATAAATTTGCTTATCAGGAACTAATCCTGCACCCATTAAGATGCGTTTCTCCTCGTCTACTGATTTGAGTTCTATCAGTTGTTTATTTAATGCTATCCAGTTCTCCTCAATAGCAGGAGATTCTACTACTGATACTGCATGAATCCCTTGCTTCTCAGAAGATTCATCTAAAACCATTTCTATAATATTCATAACTTTCTAACTTAGTTTAATTATAATGTAGCATTTTTTATTCTATTCCTATCTAAGCTCTGAGCAGTAGTAACTTCTCCACTCACTACATAAGCCTGAACAGGTTCTGATCCTAACTGAGCTAGCTGATTTACAGGATTATTTCCTACTATATTAAAGTTAGGAGACATTATAGAACTTGCAGTAGGCATACTTACTCCTGAAGAACCGCCATCAGAAGGAATAGTACCACCTTCGAATTTAGTTCCTGCTATTTTTTTGATATTTAATAATCCTGCTGTTACGGCTGCGGCTGAAGCTAAAGCTCCTAGTACAGGACCTACTACAGGAATACTAGACATAGCAGAGAAAGCACCTGTAGCACTCTTAAAAGTATCTATAGTAGCTTGTCCTATTTGAGCTGCCTTCTGAACTTTGAAAGCTCTCTCCTGCGATTTTTTAGATTTACCCTGAAATAACTCCGATAAGTTAGATAGAGTATCAAACATAGATTTAGCTCCATCTATTAAGCCATCATTAACCTCTTTGCGATGCGTTTTCATAGCATCTGCCCACTTTATTTGAAGTTCTTCTAGCTTAGTAAATTTCTCTCCTTCTACTGCGATTTCTTCAGCATTAAGATTATCCAGGTTATTAATTTGTTCATTAGCTAAATCTAAAGCTTTCTGATTCGCTTCTTCTATTCTAGCTAATTTATCCGCTTCGATTTGTGCATTCTCAGCATCTATCTCTTTTTGTAAATCTAGCTCTGATAGGTAAAGTTCTTTCTTTGCTTCATGTTCAGCTTTAGCTCTTTCTATTTCTGCATCTCTAGCTTCTTTAGCTCTAGCTTCTGCTTCTTTTTTAGCATTGATATCTAAAACTTTTAAATCAGTTTCAGCATCAGCTACACTATCTTTCATACTTTGTAAATCAGTTTCTGCCTGATCTACTAAATCTTTTAATCCTTTAGCCATCCATCCACTCTGCTCCTGTACGAACTTAATAGATTTAATCATGAGCTCCATTTCCTTAATCTGCTCTTTCTGATAAGCTATAGAACCTTGAATTTTTTGTTTTTGTAGGCTTAGAGTAGATTTACCTTCTGCTTCAGCTAGTGCTATAGCTCTATCGTAATTCTTTTGTTCACTCTCGAAAGCTTCTTTTCTTTGCTTACTAGCTTCAGCTTCTTTCTCCATTCTAGCTTCTACCTGTGCTAGATGCTTTTCATTTTGAATCCTTCGCTTTTTATCATTATCATCCTCTATTACTCCTAAAGCCTGAAGAGCTGAAGTAACTGCTTTAATAACCAGGATTAAAGGAAATAGAGATATCTCTACTACCATTTTTACTCCTTCTCCTAAGCCGTCAAATTTCTTTTTTGCCCATTCTACTAGTCCTCCTAACTTATCAAAGTTTGCATATAAAGCTCCGATAGCAATTACTAGTAATCCTATTCCTGTAGCTCCGATAGCTCCCTTAATTCCATTGAAAGCTGAAACTGCCGTAGAACCCATAGCTTTAAAAGCAGGTACTGCTTCTCTGATTCCCTGAACTCCTTGTGCCATAGCCATAGCACTCTGAACTTTCAAAAGAGCTTGTTCTACTTCTGCAGAATCTGCTCCCATAGCTCCCATAGCTCCAGTAGCTACTTCGAATCCTGCAGTAACTCCTCCTAAAGCTCCTCCTAGCTTTCCTGAAGTTGTCATAGATAGAGCTTCGATACCTGCATCAGTTTCTCTAATAGTTTTACGCATTCCTGCTACTTCCTTAGAGAGAGCTTTAAATTCTGAGCTAGAAGTATCTCCTGCGTGAGCCATAAGCATAAGCTTATCCTCCATCTCTCCCATCTGAGTAGTAAGAGGAACTAGCTCATCGCTTACTCCTTCTATAGCATCCCCTAAGTTATTTATAGAGTTCGTAGCACTCTGCGTATCTATCGTTATTTTTGCTTTATACTCTTCCATTCTTCAAAGCTTTTTTTAATTTTCTTTCTCTAATAGCCTGATTAAATACTTCCTTTACTGAAGTAGGTATTTTATACTTTCCTTTCGCTATTTCTACATTCTCTGAGATGCCATAATGATTCGACATCCTGAGCATATTTAATACGTTTGTTATCATCCTGCTTGTATAATTTGTAAGTAAGTAGTTTCTATAGTGCCATTATAATATTCATAAGTAATAGGAATAGTATAAACTAGTTCTCTTCCTTCTTCATTTACTAGTTGTTCTCCTCTTTCTCCTATTAGATAATTTCCTTCTTCAGTAATTAGAGTATAGATTAAGTTTGTATTCTCAGGAAGTACTATATCTAATCTAGTATCTACATATATCTCACTCTCTGAAATGGAAATTACTCCAGTTCCTGTAATATCTATAACTGATTTAAATACTCCATTAGGTAAAGGTACAGCTACGTTAACTAAAGAAGAACCTCCGAATCCTATCTCTCCTGATATCTCTCTAATAGGAGCTAAAGGTCTGAAATCATTTATAAGAGTAAACTCTACTTCTCCTGAAGTAAGATCAGATTTCATTTCATTAATGATATATCTTTTATCTCTAATTACTAAGCGGTCATTTAGTTTTAAGCTAGTAAGAATAGTTATAGGAAGGTTCGCTTTAATGTAAGTAAGTCTATTCTTCTTATTGAATAAGTTAACTATGTAATTAAAGTAGTAAGTTTCAAATAGTGAGTTGTTAATAGGTACATTCCAAAGAGTAGAAGTTTCAGCTCCCCAGTTCAAAGAATAATCTATTCCTGATACTCTTAAATCCTGCCCGAAGCAAGTATAAGAATTCAGCATATCTATCGTAGTACCATTATCAAAGTACCATACATTAGTTGAGATTCCTCCGAACTTGTAAAGGAGTACAGGCTTAGGTACATAAGGCTTAAACTCAGGAGCAGTTCCCAGAGCATAACCTACCTGAATATCTTCATTAGTGAATCTATTAAACATTAAATTCTCGAAAGGTACTTCTATAGAGTATTCTTCTCCATCATAAGGAAATGAATAATCTAAATCTCCATACTGCCGATTAAAAAACTGCTTAAACTCAACGTTCATAAAGCTCAGAGATTCCTGATATTTAAAGCGAATAGTTCTATAAAGCTTAATACGTTCGATATCTACATTCTCGATTATAGTGTAAGGAGTAATATCCGTTATTTGACCTTTACCATACCAATCTTCTAAAGGTTCGATTTGATATGTATTAGTATCTATTCCATAACAGGTTAAATTGAATTCCTTCAATACTCCTGCAAAGAAATCTGATACCTTCATATCAGGCATTAAATCAGCTAGGTTTACATTTCCTGATGCAGTCTGAGTAAAGTTCGTTATAGAGTAATCATTTATAGTAATAGAAGAACCTCCACTTACTCCTACAAAATAACTATTTATGATAGAATCAAATGTAATAGTATTTTCAGCTCTAAATACGAAATAACATTCATTAGATAAGGAAGGATCGTTATTATCCGTAATTAGATTATATGTATTATTTCCTACTCCCTGAATAGTATTTACTAAAGTATTATTTATGAATACATCTACATAATAAATTATAGAAGTATCTGATACTCCTGAGAACGTTATATCGATATAATGAGTAATAGCATCATAAGGAGATAAATAAGAACTATATTGAATTAAATTAGTAGCAGTATCTACATTAACGTGTAAGAAGTATTCCGTAATAAAATAAGAAACTGAATCAAAATCAATAGTAAGATTTTCAGTAATAAAAGAAGGAGCTTCCGATTTTTTAAGCCATAGATAAGCACTAGAGAATTTAGTATCTCCTAGAAAAGTTCCTGTAAAAGAAACTCCATAAGTACTCTGAATAACTTCAAAGATATTTCTTACTCTATAAGCAGGAAATAACTCATCGAATACTATAGCACCTAGAGAAGTATCTATATTATCAGAAGGAGTAGAAGGATTATCATACTGCCATACTCTCTGAGAACTTATTAAAGGATAGCACACATCGTAATCAGTAGCACTAGCTTCTACTCTAGCTTGTACTTCAGCTCCAGTATAATTAAATGAATCAGCTGAATAATCTAGCTGAGATAATTTATCTTCTCCGAATTTATCCTTTAGAGCTAGTACATCTCCATAGAAAGTAACTGAATAATTATCTACTGCTCCATTCTTTAAATTAGCTTTCTCTAGTTGTATCTTTCCTCTACGAAATGGAGTTAAATCTATTTCTATGTACGCATCTCTACGCATATTATGATTTATAGTACCATCGTAATCTGAATTATAGAAGTGTTGAAAGATTCGATTATTTACTTCTGAAGCAGGAATAGTAAAGCTCTGAGAGAAATCCGTATAAACTTTAGAAATATCAGCTATATTCTGAACTGAACTATTTACATTGATCTTCTCATCGTTAAAGAGTTCTAATCTTTCTCCTTCTACATATATTTGTACATTTCTCTTCATTACACTACTGAGTTAATAATGTCGTTAGCGAATTCGAATTCTAAAGAGTAGTTAATTATCTTAGTATTTATTTCTTTGAGTTTAGCTAGAGATTTAGATTTAAGTTTTACAGGAAGTCCATTTAATAGAATCCGTTCTGATAGCATAAGCTCCTGAAGAGAAGTATTCATACTTTCTCCTCTGATACCTGTATTCACTTTTATACTTTTAATTCCGTTCGAATTGAATTCTTTTCTTTGACCTTCTAGAGTAGAGTAATCTACGAGATCAGTCTGAAGTAAGTTATAAGTAGTAGCAGTAGAATCTATCTGCTCATTAGATGCTCCGAAAAAGAACTCTCTTTGCCATGCTCCGTATCTATTTACAAAATCGCATACATAAACCTGATTTCTACATTCATGAATAGGTCTAAAAATATATTTAGCTAGAACTCCTCCATCAGAATCTAAAACTCTTAATATATTTCCATCTGCATACCAATCAGGATTTACTCTAGGAACGTCTTTAATAGCAGTTCCTCCTATTCCTAATACACTAGTAGCTCCTGTTTTTAGATTTGTATATTTAATATCAGAAACTATATCAGCTGTTCTATCAAATGTTAGATGTCCTGCAGAATCTAAAGGAGTATCTCCTACTATTACATTCTCATCGTAATGATAATAATAAGTACTTTCAGTTAAGAAATAATTTCCTATCTGAGGATTATATCCTTCTTCATAATAGCCATAGCCATCGAATCCTAAATAAGTAATAGTATCTAATAACGTATAAACTCCTCCGTATAATTTATATCTCTTTACCTTAACATTACAATACTGAGAATTCGGAGTATCTTCTATAGTATCAAATGGAGTTTGCCATGTATTATGATTTATAAACTCTCTTACATAAGGAGAGATATTATAGGTAGTTTGTATCTTAGATAAACTAGGAATAGGCTTCGATAGTTTATGAGTAGGAATAGTAGGAGGAAAGCCTGAATTCCATAAGAAGATTTCTATCTTACTACCTGCCTGCCCAGTTTCACTAACTTCGATAATAAAAGGAGATCTAGCGAATATTTTCATTTGTTAAAGTTTTGTTTCATTATACTATCTATTAACTTTCCTGCATCTAATCCGTACGCTCTAGTTATTTCTTCAGGCATTCGCTTAATAGCATTCTCGAAAGGTTTTGTAAAGAATAAACTAGGTTTAATCCCATTTCTGAATATATGTCTAGCTAATAAAAACTGAAGAGATTTAGTACTAATAAACTTTCCGTTCTTATCTCTAGGAGCTAATCCTTTTTGCCGAATCCATTTAGCGAATACTTTCGGAGGAGGCATCTTAGATTTATAGCTGAATTTAGTATTATACTTTTTGTTAACTCCACTTACTCCTTTATCCTGAAAGAATCCGTATTCCTCCATGCTAAAGAATAATCTAATAGAATTCGGATAAGCTTCTACTTCTCCTTCTATAGAGTTATAGAGCTTTTTTCCTGCATTCTTTCCTAGTCTAGTAAGATTACTCCTACTTTGCTGAATAACGTACTTCTTTAGCTCTTCTAGAGCTTTTTTAGTTTCTTCCTGATTCATCAGCAGATGCTCATTTCATTAGGAAGGATAATATCTAAAGTCATAGCCCATCCTGCTAGAAGGTTCTCGAATCTTTCAGTAAAAGGTTCGCAGGAAGCATTTCCTAAAATCTCTAGTCTATCATTTAGCTCTCCTCTACGAAGCAACTCAGCTACTCTAATTAAAATTATAGCAGTAGTATTTAGTACTTCCTGTTCATTATCATTTCCTCTAAAGCGATCAGTAGTTTCACTCTGCGAAATATCCACTACATCCATCGCCATAATAGTAACGTTAAATCGGAGAATATTCGATTCAGGAGACATATTATTTACAATTATATGCACTAAAGGAAATAACGTCTGCTTATAGTTATCTATATCATCTAGAGAACCAGTAGTAATAGACGTTACTAAAGGAATATCTTCAAATGCTTCTCTTAAGGTATCAATTAAATAGGTATATGCTTTCATATTTTTGCTCTTCTTCTTATTTCGTTAACTTCTATAGTATTCTTTTCTTTCTCAAATGTAAGGAAGGTTAAAGCCTGATGAAGGGGAAGTTTAGTAACTTCATCGAATTTCGTAGCATCTCCTTTTGCTGCTGCATATATTGAGCTATACCATCCCCACCTTTGGCTAAATTGAGTTCTTTCGCTATAATCGTTAACTCCTCCTGATTCATCTCCTTCATCTGCTCCTGCAAAAAGTTCATCGTACCTTCTAATAATTCTGCTCCTAAAGTCCAAAAAAAAACATTAGCTGATATAGCTACGTTTAAAGGCATTCCCTTCATTACTTCAGCATAATTTATCGAAGATTCATACTCCTCTATAGAGTACTTATCTCCTTTAGATTTTACTATAGGTCTAAATAGAACTGCCATCGCATTATTCATAGTACTCCAGTCCGACATATATTTTTCAGCATCCATGTATTCTCCCCATGACATTGATTCTAGATGAGGAATAAATCCGAATTCAGTACCTGCTAGTTTAAATCTATGAATAAGATGCTGATCGTAGTTCTCGAACATCTTAGTAAACTTATTAGTTAACTCTATAACTGAATTTACTTCTAACTTTAGAACTGCAGAAAGAGGAATCTTACAAAGTACGGATATCATCTTTCTAGCTGAAATCTCCTCTTCATCATTCGGATTACTTATCTTCATTAGATACTGATACTGCTCTAGAGTAATCTCTGATAAATCAGTTGGGATGTATAATTTCGCTTCCATTCTATTTAATAACTTTTTTTAATTAATATGTACTACCTTCTTATATTTGTAACTGCTTATGTTCTCATAATAAGTTTTAGGTTTTAAGGGAGTTCTTCGGAGCTCCTTTTTTTTATCTAATATGATAAGTACCTCTATTCGGATTTCCTAGAGCTTTAGTAATAAAATATCTCGAAGCATCTATTCCATGATTCCATTTATCCTCAGGAATACTCTTATTAGTTTTCTCTATCCAGGAATAGTTTTGAAACTCCTTAATTAAGTTCTTAGAATCCTTATCTATTACTATCTTATACTCATTCATTAAAGATATACCTGCAGTTACACTACCTGCTCCTTTCTCAGCTTCTACTATGTTCAATCCTCTTTGCCTAAGCTCTGAGATTAATCTAGGTTCTGCTGAATCAGCTACTATTAGTTCCTTATCTGCGTACTGCCTATTATAGTCATATAAATGTCCTGTATTTAATCCTACTTCGAAGAAGCATTCCTTTAGATAGATTTCCTTTCGCTTTCTATTTATACCTACCTTAATAAGAGTAGAAGGATCATTACTAAATCCGAAATCCTGCCCGAATCCTGTTATATCTCCATCTCTATATTCTCCTATCTCAAAGTTACTAAAGATAGCTCCTGTAGGTTGGGCACGTTCTCCAGTTCCGTATACTTTCCACCAATAAGAGTTATTCTTCTTACTCTCTATATCTTCTATCTGAGCAGTAGTAAGATGAGGATTATCTCTATAGGTAGTAATTAGAGGAGGATTCTTTTCGATATATTTATCTAGCCAATGTTCAGAAGGCATCGCAGGATTAAAATCAGCTATTATTCTATGTCTAGTACGTGGAAATAACTGATCTATCGTTTCTTCAGGAAACTGATTCGCTTCATTTATCCATAAGATATCTCTACTCCTACCATGTATTTTATCAGGATTATCAGCTCCGTAATATGATATAAGATTTCCGAATAGATTAAACTGATGATCGGTCTTATTATGTAGGTTAGAGTTGTATAAGTTATGCTTTACTAGTACATCATAAAAATCTTTCCAGGCAGTAGCTTTAAGAGCAGTAAACGTATCTCTTACTATATCTATCTCTAGTCCTGCATTCTTATACTCTTTGCAGAACCAAATTAAGTAATAGATAGTACTATAAGTTTTACCTGAGCGAGTTCCTCCCTGAAGGAGAGTAATCCTATTCTTAGGTACATTCTTCTTTAAGTAAGTAAAGTTAGGATTCGCTTTCATTATCCTCTAACCATTCAGGAAGATTCGTATCTATATTAGTTTGTTCGATATGTTGAACGGCAGTTCCGAAAGCTCTATCTAGTACTGCTTTATACGCATTAGTATCTTCTTTCTCTATAGCCTTAGATATCTGAGCTAGATGCATCTTTAATTCGTTATCATCTAGAGCTAGTAATCGCTTTAATCTAGTAGATACATTCTCAGTTCCTTTAGGCTTTCCTGCAGGATTTCCACTCTCTCCTTTCTTAAATACTTTAGCTCCTTTTGGAGTTTCTCCTTTTTTGAACGGCATTTCTCTATTATTTCTGATATTAAAATAATCTTCCTATTCCCTCTAAAGCTTTAATTACATCAGGATTATTATCGTAGTGTACTGATATATTTAGCTCTTTTACTTTAGCTACTTTAGCTTCGTTATTTCCTGTAGCATATACTCTGCTTTCAGGTATTCCTAACTTCTCAGCAGTTCCTAGCATTCCTTCCTTTGAATCTCTAGAACTAATGATATAAAGTACTGCTCCATCTGAAATAAGTGATTCAGCTCTTTGCTTTCCTCTTTCAGTAGATAGAGTTCCATCATAATCAAAAGATATTTTTTCTCCTGCTAGTTTTGTTCTATAAGCATCATAACAAATAGCTGATCTCTGCTCTTCCTTGTATTCGGATTTCATCTTTTCGTCGCTCATACATCTCTGCATAAAATCAGACTGCTTTTCACTAGGATTCGGTTTCGGTATCGGCATCTTTATAAGTATTATACACGTTAGTTAGTTTCTGCATAAATTCTCTCCAGCATGAAGCACAGGTAGTAGGTTCTTCTTTTCGGTTAAAGATTCGATTATACATCTTTAAGAATACCATAGCTTCAGAAGGTTTAATTCTATCCGTATTTCTATCATACCACTCTTTAAAGAATAGATACTCTTCTTCTAGCATACAATTAACTTTCTTATACGGAAATAGTTCGTTTAGCTTTTGCTTTCTTTCATCGCATCCACAATCTTCTCCTACCATCCATTTAACTAGCTTCTTTATTCCTGTAGCTTCAGTTATTTTCTCTATAGTATCTCCTAGTCCTTCTGAAGGAGTTGTAGTATAAACTTTCTCAGCATTCGCTTTTTGTAGCTCTGCTTTAGTTCTTCTCTTTCTTTTCGGTTTTTCCATTTCTCCAGTTATTAAATTCTACATATTGAGTACTTAAATCATTTAAATCATTCTTCAACATTTGAGCATAATTTCTAGCTTTCGCTAAATCTAAAGTCATATCATTATACTCTGCTTTTAGACGTTCGTTCTCTGATTCTAGTTCTTTGATTCTTTTAGCTTTCTTTCCGATTACTAGAACTAGTTCCATTACTGCAGTCTTATATTCGTTCATAATCTTCATTCTTTAGATCAGTAAAATCTTCTTCTATTTCATTCTTTATTCTATCCTTACAATTCTTTAAAGTATTAAAGATAGATTTTAGCGAAATGTTAGTTCCTTTAGCTAGAGTTCGCATACTTTGCCCTTCCTGAACATGGAGTTCAAATAGTATCTTATCGTAAGTATGCCATTTATCTATTTCTTCTTCTATCTTCTCCTGAATAGTATTTAATGCTTTATGATAGGTTATATCTAGTTCTTCTGAGCTTAAAGTAAGGATAGAATCTATATCTACTTTTTGAACTTTAGATTTCTGCTTTTCGTAGGTTATCAAAGTATTCTTTAGAATCCTCCAAATGTAAGCTACATTAGGTTCTCCGTTAATTATTACTTTATCTCCTGCATTAGAGTTGTGAATTCGAACATACATCTCCTGAACTATATCTTCTGCGTAGTTATACTCTCCAAAGTTCCTTACTATAGAAACCCATTCTTTATGAGGCTTTACTAGAATATTAGACCAATCTCACAAATTATTTATATTTCCGTCAAATATACGACTATATTTTAATCAATTATTTTAAGGTTAAAAAAAACTCCTAGTGTGAACTAGGAGCTGATTTACTTACATAGTTATCTAACTTCTTTAGAGTTTCAATACTGATAGGTTTTTTACTTAGGAATCTATCTATATGATACTGATGCATCTTATATCCTGAATTCTTTATTTCAGTTACTACCTGATTTCTACTCTTAGTAAGCAGGATTACTTTAAGCTCTTTTCTTAATAGATCATCTTTGATATACATAGTTTAGAATCCTAGTCCAGTACTATTTAAAATCTTCTCAGTAGTATTTTGAAGTTCTTCTTTCTTAAAAGGTTCTGAAAGCTTAATAGATAGATACTGCTCTCCTGTTTTAGTTTCTCTAATCCATCCTGATACTTGGTATTCTTTACCTTCTACATTTACCTTCCCTGTATAGTTAGGATGCTTTTCTTCTTTTCGGTTCTTATTCGTAAATAAAGCTCCTGAATTCGTGTTGTCGTAATTACTCATAATTATTTAGTTTGTTCTTCGTATTGATAAATTGTATTTTCGATCATTTGTTTTATTTCCTCATATAACTTTTTAGGAAGTAGTTGTACAGTTTGTATTTTCCAAGTAACCTCATAATATAAAGCTCCATGAGTTAAATCCATTTTTTCCTCTTGTCTAGTCATTTTTTAATGTATTAAATTGTTTATAATTAATTGCCATTCTTTACTTAATGCTTCGCTAGTAAATAGAACTCCTGCGAATCCTACTCCTGCTAGAAAGTACATTAGTTTACTTTTCATACTGCTCTTTTAATCTCTCTAGGTATAATACGAAATCCATAGCTTCCTCCTGAGCATGATTAATCCATTCTAAGGTACTTAAATCATTTCGCTCTAGGTTAGTTCCGTACTTCTTCATTCCTGCTTCAGATCTCTCTGCGAATTTATTCATTACTTGAATTACTATTCTATCTACCATCTTATTCTACATTAAATTTCTTAAATAATTCATTATAGTACTCTCTGCATTCTAGTACTCTTTCCTTTATCTTTTCGATTATAGCATCATTTCGCTCTATCTTAAAAGCTTTTACTCTTTGGTGCTTAGGAAATCTATCAAAGTTATGTTTAGCTCTTATAAATTCTTCTATCTCTAAATCCTCATCTATTACTCCTTGCTTCCAGTACTCAGCTCTTATCTCATCTAGTACCTGCTTTTCAGGAGTATTGATTAAACAATAAGCTAAAGTACTTACATTCTTTCCTGTAAGCCACATATAACCTTGAAGCTGATAGTAGTAATCCTTTGGGATATCTTCTTCTTCCATAAAGAAAGGAAAGCTAGTACCTGAATAACTTACTTTGATATCTGCTAGAATAGAATCAGTACTTACATCAGTATGCCCTTTAATATACTCATTTTCGTATATCTCCTGCCCTCCATTCTCTATGTAATCGAAATCTAATTTCCATCCTAGTACTTCATTAGCTAGAGCTATTCCTTCTTTCTCACATTCCATACCTTTAGAAGTATGTTTAGAACTGAAGTCTTTATAGATTCCTAGCTCATTCTCTTTGAATAAATCCTCTATAAAGGTTTTACAAGTTTTAGAAAGAACCTCCCCTTTTGTTTTAGGAGAGGTCATTATCTTACCTATTGCACTACATCTTACTTTCATACCTGAGCTAGTTTAATTATTTGTTCCTGAGTTAAAGCGAATTTATCTAATAGAAGTTCCTTAGTTACTTTACCTTCTGCTAGTGCATTAAGAGCTGAGTTAAATCTTTCTTCTGAGAGCTTTTCTTTCTTATCAGCATCTCTAAGTTCATTTCCATCATTATCTACTGCCTGAAGCGATAATAAGCTTTGTAAAGTAGCTCTACGGAAGTAAGTAACTCCTGCTATCTGCTTCTGAGGATCATTTATGATAGGTAGTAGTAATTTACTCTCTACTTTCTCTCCAGTTTCAATATCAATAATCTGAGTTACTACGCATCCTTCTAGGATAGGTTGTAGTACAATTAAATTGTATTTAAGTAAGATAGGTTCTACTGCATCTAGAATAGCATTAAGATCAGCATATTTACTCTTAAAGTAAGGATTATCTTTCCCTTTAGTTACTCCTTTAATCTCATGTTTTGCTTTCCATAGCTTTACATAAATTCCGAATCCTACCATAGGTACTGATTCTAGTTCCTGAATCTCTATAAGGTTCTCAGGTACTTCTACTAGTTCTTTTTTTGTTCTCATTATTTATAGGTTTTAAATTATACGCAAATATAGTAATTAAAAAGTAATTAAGCCCCATAGGATGCTAATCTTTCTTCTTTGCTTAGGTTTATCATTCTCTACAAAAATCATAGTTCTCTGATTCCTATCTATTTTCTTTAATTATTTTTTTAGAATCCATTCTCTCCGATCTTCTATAACTGCTTTATGGAATTCATAAATAATAGATTCAGTAGGAGGAGTAGATAGATTCCACTTAAATACTTTTTTTCTACCATTCGATACTTTAGAAATAATCCCTTCTTTCTGCATCAGGAATATTATTCTATCA